CACAGGTCTTTGCAGGATTACATGAAAGCCCTCGCTGCCGGGGGATTCGGCATTACCCGTTTGGAGGAGTGGATCTCGTACAAAAAAAGCGAGAAAGGTCCGCGCGCCGAAGCCGAGGACCGCGCGCGAAAAGAATTCCCGCTTTTTATGTGCATCGAAGCGACGCTTCTGTCGAAATAAAAAACAGCCGCACAAATTTTGTGCGGCTGTTGGCGTGTCGGTGACAGCGGTGCCTTATTTGCGCATCGTGCCGTCGTTTTTAAGTACGGCGTTCATGGGGCACGATTTTTTGTGCTTGAGCTGGCTGGTTGGCACCTTCCTGGCCCGGTAGGGATAGCCATAGCCCCTAACCCAGCCACTGGCACCGCAGGCAACGCAATAGCCTGCGGTGTTTCCAGTATGGCTGTCGCGCAACACGACAGCTTCCGTAGCTTCGATGGTGATGCTGATCATCTTCGGCTCGTACATGGTCCACCTTTCTTCTTCTAGTGTAACTATATGCAACTATACGGTGGGAATGCCGGTGTCGGCAAGCCGAGAAAGGCAGGCCTCCGGGGGAGGGTAGGAAGGGTGTCGCGGGGGGTCTTTCATTTTCATGTTTTTGGAAAAAATTCGGCCGCCGTTTTATTTATTATTTATTTAACTGAAAAGAAATGCAGTAATAATGTCCGCCCGGTCTTTGACGAGGCGGCTGTGGATAACGCCCGAGGCGTCAAGGGGGAAGCTTCATCTTCCCAGGGCTACCGTGTCGCACAAATTAAGTTATAGGAACCGGCGTCGCACAATGGCCGAACAGGTCAGGAAATCTCGCACATTAACAATGTCGAGGCGATTAAAACATGGGTAACGACTAACGCTTTCTCCCGCAGTATATCAGCAACTCAGAAGCGATCTTCTTCCAGTTTGGAAGGAGTTTTTTATATACCCCTCTTCAAATTGGAAGAGGGTTTTTTATTTTGCGCTGATGGGATTCGACCTGAATACCGCCAGAGCAGAGTACGGCATCCGTACTCTTGGTCGAACATTATCAGCACAACATAATTGCGTGTTCCGAAGCGGTCGGAAACGCACTGCAAAGACATGGCAAAGCTAAAAAGGATCGCCTCCTATATCGGAGGGACGATCCTGCTTCTCGTTGGGTTTAATTTCCTGATCCTCTTCGCATCCATAATGCAAATAGCATCGGGAGAGGGCACGGGATATTGGAGTCCCTACTGGCGATGGCAGGCGGAAGCGGTGCTATCGGTCGCGGAGACACTCCATGACCTATGGGGCACATCTACAAACCCGACTTCCTCATCATCCCCTACCCGTTACTAGAGGATGACGAGATCGGTGCACAGGAGCAAAAGCTGTATGGCGTCGTCTACTGGTTTTCGAGGCTGAAGAACGAGAAATGCACAGCATCGAACATCACTTTGGCCGAGATCGTAAGGTCCAGCCCGAAGTCGATATCGAACTCGCTGAATAAGCTCGAGGAACGTGGGTATATTTTACGCACGTACAAAGACAAACAGCGTCGAAATCGGGAAGAAATCATACCGCTCATTGCCTTCTCAAGGGTTCCAGCTGCAGGTGGAATACGCAAAAACGATCCATCAGGCAATGGAACTGTTCCACCCACAGGTGGAACGCACAATCCATCCACGGATGGACAGAATAAGAATAAAGAAAAAAATAATAAAAAAGAGAATGTTTCCGTCGGCTTAAAAAGCAGAACCAAGTGTCGGTCTTGTGCCTACGATGAGCTTGGAGTCGAACAGCGACTCTGCCCGTGGTGCGGGGAAGCCACTGACATCACTGCCGTATTGGTCTCTCGGAAATACTTCCCAGGAAAAAGGGGAGGAGAAATGCAGTCTATTAGCAACATATTAAGGCAGGACGATGGCGATAAAAATGCAAAGCCACTCGGAATGCAAAAACACTAAACACATGGAAAACGATACACCTAAGTACGTCTCAGTATTAAAAACGATAATCACCTCACTCGTCCGGAATCCGGATGCTGTCGAGATTACCCGAACCCGTGACGACATGGGTATTTTGCTTGCGGTAAAACTCGCCGACGGCGACGCGGGCCGGATCATCGGCAAGGAAGGCTCGCTCATCGACGCCATCCGCAGGGTTGTCCGCAGCGTCGGTCGGACTGAAGAGGCACGCGTCAACGTAAAGCTCGAAGTGCCTGAATTGCACAAGGAGAAGTCGAACTCCTAAGCATCCATTACTAGCATAACCAGCGATCACTAGCTCCATGAAAAATCGAATGGAAACGCTGGAGACTCTCTACGACTACACGCTCGAAGATATCGTCCGCGCTCAAATCAAGATACGAATACACGATGATAAAGCAGACGAGGACGTGCTCGAGGGCTTTGAACGTCGAAGCCCTATCCCTCACGTCGCCGTAACGAAAAAGGAATATGTGGCTGAACAGGAAAAGGAAATCGTGCGACTGCATATGGTCCGCGAGACGATAGAAAAAATGATTGAAGAAGAAAGGAAGGCCGGATGATCGTCCGCTACCTTGAGATACCTAAGTACATTCAGCGGCATCGGAGGGTTCGAGCTGGGCATTGAGCAGGCATATGTGGATTCAACTGACGGAGCGAAGAACAGAAGAGGCAAGAGCGTTGCGGCGAGAGGGAATAGAAAAAGCAACGAGGCATATGAAGACGCTCGCGCCTCGAACCGACGGTCTCGCCAACACAGTTACCGCATCCGTTCAAGACAAGAACCGCCTACTTGTGTGGGCTACTCCGAGATCGACAAACACGCAATCGAAATCTATGAGCGTTGCTTTCCCAACCACAAAAATTATGGAGACATCAGAGCAATCAACCCGAAAAAGCTACCGGACTTTGATCTCCTTGTTGGAGGCTTTCCCTGCCAAGCGTTTTCTATCGCTGGAAAAAGGAAAGGATTCAAAGATACGAGAGGCACGCTCTTCTTTGAGATCGCTCGAATTGTTAGGGCAAAGCGGCCACGCCTTCTACTCCTTGAGAATGTCAAAGGGCTTCTATCTCACGACGATGGAAAAACGTTCTATACCATCGTCGCCACGCTTGATGAATTGGGGTACGACGTCCAATGGCAGGTGCTTAACAGCAAGAATTTCGGAGTCGCCCAGAATCGGGAACGAGTGTTCATTATCGGAAATCTTAGAGGCACGCCCCGACCGGCGATATTTCCTATCGAAGCGCACGGTCCGGAGGCTCCTCGGATACAAGGACCAGTCTCTAACACCCTTACGGCACGATACGAAGCGGCCGCGACAGGGTCGTATGTTGCTGAAAATAAACTCGATGCACAAAAAATAAGGAAGCTGAACAATCCGCGACACTCAACCCATCGAGTCTACGGAGCGGATGGAATCAGTCCGACTCTCAGCACCATGCAAGGAGGCGGAAGGCAGCCATACGTCAAAGTGCCCGAAGCTACTAAGCGCGGATATGCGAAAGCCCGAGCCGGAGACTCAATCAATCTGTCGGTCCCGAAAAGCAAGACGCGACGAGGCAGAGTCGGCAAAGGAATAGCTCAGACGCTCGACACCGGCATGCAGCAATACACGCTCCATGACATGGAAGTGCGACGGCTCACTCCGCTCGAGTGCGAACGTCTGCAGGGATTCCCTGACAACTGGACGGAAGGAGTAAGCGACACGCAGCGTTACAAGTGCATAGGCAATGCAGTGACAGTAAGCGTCGTAAAAGAAATCGCAAAAAGACTATGGCAAAAATAACCAAACAGACAAAGACGGTCCGGCTCGAAGACCTCGTGCATCCCGACTACAACCCGAGGGATATAAAACGGCCAGACCTCGACGCGCTCAAGCGATCAATCGAACGCTTCGGACTGCGCGGACTAATTACCATTAACGTACACAAAGGCAGAGAGGGAATGATTGTGGGCGGAAACATGACCGTCATGGCACTGCGAGAGATGGAGATGGAGGTGCTGCCCGAGAAGAACGTCGACTTCGTGGATCTCCCCGAGAAAGAAGAAAAAGCACTCTCCCTCGCCCTCAACAAGGTAGCCGAGCGTCGCAGCTGGAACGACGATAAGCTCGCTGAACTCATGTGGGACTTAAACCGCGCCGACTTTGATTTGAAACTGACAGGCTTCGACGATGTGGAGATAAGCCATCTTCTCGACATGAGTGTGCTTGAGCCGGAAGAAGACGAAGAAGAAACGCTCGAGGAACAAAAAGAGGCAATCACAAAACCGGAATCGAAGCTAGGAGAAGTCTATATCCTCGGCCGACACCGGCTGATGTGCGGAGACTCAACCAACCCCGATCACGTTGCAAAGCTGATGGACGGAGCGCAGGCCGATATGGTGTTCACCGATCCGCCATACAACGTCGACTACACAAGCCACGAGACGAAGAAGAAATTCCCGACAGACAAGGGACGCATTCTCGGCGATGCGCAGAGCGATGAGAAATTCAAAACCTTCAGTCAAAAGGTGTTCCAAAACTGCAACACCATCCTGAAGCCTGGCTCATCGATATACGTCTGCTCCGGCTACACGAGCTATCCGCTCTGGTATTACGAGATGCAGAATGCCGGGTTAGAATTCTCCTCAACGATTGTCTGGGTGAAACCCTCCTTCTCGATTAGCTGGGGCGACTACAAAAAGCAGTACGAGCAGATGCTCAAGGCAAAAAAGAAGAAGGTAAAAGAAAAGGGAGTGCCGATCATGTACGGATGGAAGAAAGGCGAACGCCACACCTTCTTCGGCGACAACAACGAAAGCGATATATGGGAACTGCCTCGCAAAGCAGTGACCAAGATGGCGCACCCGACCGAAAAACCCGAGTGGCTTATCATGCGTGCGATTAAGAACTCAAGCAAGATCGGTCAAACAGTGGTCGACCTGTTCGGTGGGTCCGGCAGCACTCTCTTCGCAGCCAATAAGACCGAGCGCGTCGCGTATCTGATGGAACTCGACCCACGATGGTGCGACGTGATACGCAACCGATGGAAAAAAGTAAAACCCAAAGCCTGACCAGGGACCACTATGGTCTTCGGCCAGGGACCACCATGGTCTCCGGTTAGTCTATGAAAAAGCTCACCCTCACTACATCAAAAATGCCGAAAGAGACGGAGCAGCAATACACTGCTTGGCTTTTGTACTGCGAAGCAGGAAGCCTACAAAAGACCTTAAGGCTTTGGGACAGGTTGGGGCAAAGTGGGGGTGAAATGGGGGTGGAATTTACGAGCCGACTCGGAAAGAAGCCCGGCGAAACCACTATTGAAAACTGGTCAAAAAAGTATCGCTGGGTGGAACGCAAAGACCTCAAATTAACTGAAGACCTTCAAGGTCTGCGAAAGAAAGCCCAAGAGATCAAACAGAAAAAGACCGGTATCATCGCCGAGATTTTCTGGGAAAAACTACAAACCTTGCGAAAGCAAGTACAGAAAGGTGAGGAGGTTACGACCGATGACGTGAAAAAACTATGGGAAATGTTCCGCACTGAGATGGGAGAAACGCTTGGGAAGCATACGCACACCATAGGAATAGACGAGAGCCAACAAACGCCACCAAACGAAGAAGAAAAGGCCTTGGGCAGACTCCTCAACGAAACTGCTAAACAATTCTATGTCCAGCGAGGAAGAGAAAAACAACAAAGCAAGCATCATCACTTGGATCGAAAACAAGGGAATAAAAACTGAAAACGACAGATTAATTGAGTTCGATGACCACGCATTTCTGATTGATATCTATACGGATGAAGCGGACACACTCGTTATACGAAAAGCATCCCAAGTTGGAGCGAGCACGATGCAGATACTCCGCGCCCTGCACGCGGCACGCTATTGGGGCATCAACCAAATCTATACGCTCCCGACCGTGGACGACGTAGGAGAATTCGTCCGCTCGAAAGTCAATCGCATCATCAAAGTGAATCCCTCGATTATGGAGGGTGTGAGCCATAGAGATGTGGACTCAGTGGAGCAGAAACAGATAGGCAAAGGCTTTTTGTTTTTCAAGGGCACGCACACGGAAAAGGAAGCGATCATGCTCTCCTCCGACCGTAACATCCACGACGAGCTGGACAAGTCGAAGCCCGAAGTCATCCGTGATTACCTCTCTCGTCTCGGTTATTCCGAAATACGTGGTCAGCATTACTTTTCGACTCCAACGATACCGAACTCTGGCATAGACCATCTCTTTCAGCAGTCCGACCAAAAACATTGGCGGTTTAACTGTCCAAGCTGCCACTACCGCCAGCACATGGATTGGGAAGAAAACGTTGATAGGGAAAAAGAAATCTACGTCTGCAGCAAATGTCGAAAAGAGATAACGTCCGAGTATGTAGCGGCGTATGGCGATTGGGAAGCGAAGTACCCAAACCGGAGGATAAGCGGATATTGGATATCGCAGATGATGTGCCCGTGGCGCACAGCCGCCGACTTACTCAAAGAAGAGCAAGATGCTGAAGACCTACAATATTTCTACAACTTCGTCCTCGGGGTTCCGTACCTGAGCGCAGATCAAAAGATACCGGCAAGCCTCTTCCTCAAGAACCTCACCGGCAAGAATGCAGAGGGCGGAAAGTGGAATGTGATGGGTTCGGATACCGGCCTTATAAACCACGTCATCATCGGGAACGAAGACGGAATATTCTGGATGGGAAAGCTCGAAGACCACGGCACTCGCACACGCTGGCAACAGATGGAGGAGCTTATCGAATTCTACGACATCAGGGTCTGCGTGGTGGACGCGATGCCCTACACCGAAGAAGCTCTCGCACTCGCAAGAAAGTATCCACATCGGGTGTACGTGAACTTCTACAAAGACGATCCGAAGATGCTTCAAGTTGTGAGATGGAACGACGAGAAAGAAGGGAAGGAAGATGTGCCGTTCGAAGATGAAATAAAAGTGCTCACCTCGCGGAACCGCATCATCGACGACACTATCGCCTCGCTTCGAACTGGAAGGATACTCTTCGCCATACCGAAAGAGTCGCCATCGTTCCAGTTGCTCATCAAACACGCGCAGACCATGTATGCGAGAACCGTGACCGACAAGCTCGGTCAGGAAAAAAGAGAGTGGACAACGACTACCGGGGAGGATCACTTCTGGCACGCGCTTCTCTACTGGCACGTTGCCCTGAAAAAACGTCTCAAATATGAACCAAATAAATAAACAAATCTCTAAAAGAGACAAACAGGAGGAGGAAACACTCGTCCTCCTCGACATTGCAAAAGCAATCGACGAAGTGAAAGACGAAGGCTTTGGCGAGGTTAGGGTCTATGTACAGAACGGAAAGATATACCGATGGGAGCTAGTGAAATCACGTACCCGAAGGAACAGCCCCCGATAGCTTGACGGGAAAAAATTTGATATAGTTTAGTGGCTAAGGTACCTGTTTGACTTCAATTGCCGGACCGGTAATGTTGGGTTGGGGTTGTTAAAAACAACAAGTCGTTGCCCAATATTACAAGCCAATAATCAAAGCACTGCGATGAAACAGACACATAAAATTTTATTAGGAATCGGTCTGATAGTGGTCGTGGCCGGAGCTGCATATCTAGCGGTCACACACAATCCGTGGCGCACGCCACAACCGATCGCGATCACAATACCCGACGGCTTGCGAAAGGAGCAAATCGCTTTCGTCCTCGCGGACAAACTGCATTGGAGCGATGCGCAGATAAAGAAATTTGCCGAAGATGACACGTCGCCTTTCACAAACATACAAGAGGGCTACACTGCTCCCGGCGACTATGAAATCCCGACTGACGCAAGCACCTACGATGTCGCGCTCACTATGCGACAGGCGGCGTTAAAGCTCTATGATCCCTATAAATCAAAGCTCAAACCGGCCGATTGGGATCAGGCACTTATCGTTGCATCCATCGTGCAAAAAGAAATGGTGGCGGACGGATCTGATCGCTTCCAGGTAGCCAAAAGGATATGGGCATCCCTAGACTCGAAACAGCCGATAAAAAGCGATGCAACTATTGCTTATCTCCGTGATACTCGTACAGCTTACGGCGAATCTTTCTGTGACGGAAAGACGGAGGAAGAAATGGCACAGAACCCTGACTGTCATCAGGATTGGCGACTCCAATTCCACGTCGATGATGCGCGAAAAATAGACTGGTGGGCACCAGTTACAGATAAGGATCGTGCGGATGATTGGGAAGCGTTCAATACGTACCTCTACCCGGGACTTCCGATGAGGGCGATAGACAACCCGGGTCTGGATGCTGTAGATGCTGCGGTCACATCGCACTTCAATCCTGACGGCACAATCATCAAGCAATAGGTTATCCACACCCCCTTTGTTGGACGAGTGGGGGAGTGTCTTGATATACTTTAGGAACTAAGATACCTACTGCCTAAGATACTTAGACCCTGCGGGTATCGGAGCACTGCTATGCCTCCAACATGCCACTACAACCAAGCTCGTGAACATACAGGATTTAAGTTGCCCCATTGGGGCAACTTTGCGTATGGGAACATACCTTACTTTTTCTTGAAGAAATATTTAGAAAAACTTTATCTTCCGGAACTTGCCACAATTCCTGTGACGGCTTGTCCTGAGACTGGACACTTTGAATCCGCCACTCCTGTTCCCCGGTGTCCGGGTTGGTCTGGCTCCGGAACAATGAACGGTCGAAGGGGTGGCTATTATTAGACAAGTAAAGCAAGCGACAATGAACACCAACGCAATAAACGTTAAGACATTCGCAATCGGAGCAGTTGTTCTCGGTCTCGTGATCGGCACCGGTCTCGGATTCGCCAACATCGCTACCACTAAGGTATCGAAGGCGGACGAGCAACCGGAAGCAAGCATCGCGCTCGGCCAGATCAACCGCAACCCCTCGCAGGAGAAGATAACCTCAGCACAAGGTGCCGTGGCCTCTGCTGCGAAGTCGCTGCACGGAAAGGATACTAGCGCGACCTTCATCGAAGCGGTTGCCAATCCCTACATCGCTGAAAAGGATGAGGTGAAAGGCACTGAGCTTCTGAAGAAGGGCATGCTGACCTTCGTCGATGCAGACGGCTATTCGTACTGGATCGATGATGCCACCAACAAAGTGGTGCAGATCGGTCCGGCCGACCGCAAGAGCGAAAGCGATCCCAATCCGTCCGCCTCATTCGACTTCACCGAACGCTACACGAAGGACACACTCCTTCCCGTAGCAATCAAGCAAGCCGAGGCGTTCGGTGCCGGTCCTTCAACTCTGCAGGGGAAGCCGCAGATCATCACGAAGGACGGCAAAGCATTCTTCTACCGCTGGGACGACCCGTCCACAACGGATGAGAATATGCGCTTCGTGCAGATCGGCATGACCGTGGGAGGAACCTTGCTTAGCTACACCAATACACTTGGTATCTAACGTATATCGTTATGACAATTGCTAAGCACAATTTCTTCGCCTCGGTTATGGCTGTGGCTGTACTCGCGGTTGCGATGCTCGCGTTCGGAACAGCCGCTCACGCGCAGACCAACTACACGCTCGAAGAGAACGGAAGCTACTACCACCAAAGTGGTACTTTCAACATCGACTCGAGTTGTGGTCTTCGTGGAGCGTGCAAATGGGTGTACAACCAACAGTACTCGGCAAGCAACTGGCTGACGTGGGACTTCGCTGCAGCGCACAACGCGCTGAACGATCACTACTACTACCACTACTCGAGCCAGTTCGCGTTTATCCCTCTTCGGGGGACGACGCACCATGCTACCTACTGTACACAAACGTGGCAGTACTACCCTCCGAACGCGCCGTATCAGGACAACACGACGTACTGCAACATTGGTCTTGACCAGTATTCGTATGCGAACGCATTCGCGCAAGTGTACGATACTGGTAGCCATGCGTCTGAAGTTACGTGGGTACAACTCACCGACGCGACAACAGAATCCGCCGGTTGGTACAGCGTAGTGTGGGATGCTTTCAAAGCAGCCTACTACTAGAGACAGATTAATAACCAGGCGATTGAGATAGAGGTAACTTAGAGCACAAAAGCCTTCCGACCAACCGGGGGCTTTTGTTATTTTAGAAAACGAAAAACCGCCCTTCCGAGCGGTCTCTCGCTTGATCAATCGAACGCCAAGCACTTCGCCATGCATCGGGCGAATCCATTGGCACGCCGGTCCCGACCGTTTGCGATGTTAGCTTCGGTGGGGGAGCAATTACAAATCGAGTTATCCACTCGCGCAAAAAGGTAAAGAAAATATAAAGAAAAAGTAAAGTTTTTCTCAAGCTGGAAAAAAGGCACAAAATAAGCTAGAATCGAATGAATGAGTGCTGCACGAACAAGGAAAATCGGAAAGGTCAAAAAGAACACAAGACTGGAGAAACTCCTCGATGAATACAAAAAGGTCAGAGGTAGACAGTACAGGCTCGATGGGCTATTCCGAGAATTGGTAGCAAACAAAACTGGCATGACAATGTCGGAGCAGTCTTGCCTCGGCTATCTTTTGGAAAACGGAAGTGCAACTCCGACCGAACTGGCTAACATCACTGGCCTTACTACAGGAGCTATTACCGGCCTCGTCACACGACTCGAAAAGAAAGGATGTCTCACAACGACACGCGACACTAAAGACCGCAGAAAAGTAATCATACGGCCGATCCATAAAGAAGCTGCGTTGCCCGTTATTTTTTACAAACCTTTGACCGAAAAATATAACGGACTACTCTCTACCTTCAACGAAGACCAGCTCAAGTTTTTGCTGTATAAGAGCAGATGCATCAGCAAGTTTGTCGAAGAGTCGATAGAAAAAATAATCGAGGATGGCGACACGGGATTTGAAACAAGCCTGCGAAAAAAGAGACGAAAATAGCATCGGTTGTAGCTATTTTTTTCGAGCAACTGTGGATAACTCAATGAACACCACCAGAAAACCCATATATTACCGACGCGAATTAGACCACGCTTTTTCGGCCGTAGGGGGGCGACGCGGAAACGCTTCTTTGATACAATAGTGATATGGCGACACCACTTACAAAAGATAAAAAAAATGAGAGTCGTACCGCCACCGAATCCAACACGCAAGAACAGCTCCTGACCATCAGCGCGATACAACCGGCCACGCGTGAGACTGATGAAGAAAAAGAGGAAAAGGAACTCCTCATCGATCGTCCGTGGTCTGTGTTCAGTGAAAAGAAACTGAAAGAAAAAAAGACGGGCTACACGCATGTGAGTCTTTTCTCCGGAATCGGAGGACTCGACCTTGGCTTTCGTGCTGCAGGATTTAGAACACTATGGGCAAATGACATCGATCCTGATGCTTGCGATACGTTCCGAGACAACCTTGGCGACATGATCCAAGAAGGGGATATCCGTGAAATTGGATTCCCTAAACTTGAAGAATCCGTAGACGTATTGTCGGCAGGATTCCCGTGTCAGCCGTTTTCTAATGCCGGATCGCGCAGGGGCGTCAAAGACTCGCGCGGTGACCTTTTCAATTACGCACTCGATGCCGTCCGCGAATTCAAGCCGAAGATTGTCCTCTTCGAGAACGTCCGCGGACTCCTTTCAATGAAGATCGCAAAGAAACTGGTCATCGAGGAAATCATGTATCAGCTTCATAATGAAGGATACGACTGCCAGTTCAAACTCATCGATGCATCAAATCACCGCGTGGCACAGCGTCGCCTCCGCCTTCTTATCGTTGGCGTTAAGCGAGATGCTGATCTCGGTCCGTTCCGCTACCCGCAGGAAAAGACAAAGGACAGCCTAAGCATTGGCGAAACAATATTTGATATCTTGCCGAGCCTTCCAAATCAAAACGAACTCATGCAGCTCAATCCGCAGGCGATCACGCTTGGCTCATATATTCCGGAAGGCGGATCGTGGAAAAATATCCCATACGATAAGCTCCCTGAGCGCCTCAAGTACATCCGAAACAACATGGAGAAGTACCGATGGCCGAAGTTTTACGCCCGCTACCACCGGAACGACATCGCCGGAACGATCACCGCGGCATTCAAGCCAGAGAACGCGGGCGTTTGGCATCCCGTTGAAAGTAGGGTATTCTCTGTTCGTGAGATAGCGAGGATTCAGAGCTTCCCTGACTGGTTCGTTTTTGGCGGCCGAAGCGTAAAATCGAAGTACCAGCAGATCGGAAATGCTGTTCCTCCAAGACTCGCATATGAGGTGGCACTCGAGCTCATAAGCGCCTTAGAGGGCCATAAACCTCGAACACTTAAGGACTTTCTTAAAGAGAAACGTCCTTTGCGCCCTTCAGATAAGGCGATTCATTATGCCCCGTGATCTACGTATATGCGGTACTTAAACGAACAATTAATCCGAGACTCTTTCCTACGGCTCCGACAAAACGAAACTGGTGGAAAGACTGGTCTTGAGCGCACATCAGCACTGATGTGTTTTCTGGCATTTGACGCGCTCCTACACCGGACCGGCGTTAACCCGCCGGTCGATTTCGATCCTGAGGTAAGTCTCGGCAACAACAACCGCGCAGGACTCACGCGTGAATTTACCCGCCTCGTACAGCTCAGGAATGGCACCGAGCCTTATCACGTACTCAATCTCGGCGAAGTTTCGATCGGTGGCAATCCACCAGAAAAGCGATTTTCCTCAAACTTCCTCACCACGGGAATGAAGAAGGCGACTACCAGCCAGAACATCTATGAATACCCAAACCGCCCATGTCCGCTTATAGTGCTGGGTCCCGTGGCGACCGGAGTCACGTGGGGCATGGATCGACACGCTGACTGGAAGAAAAATCTGCCGGTATTCCTACAGGGTAGGAAAACAAAAACGCCGTTCACAGACCTCGCCATCTTTGTCCTACGCCAGAGGGGCATCGAGTCAGAAGCGACAACGCTTTCTGAAGTTCTGAATGACGGCCTTTGCGAAGTCTTCACTCAAGAGCTCTGCGAATTCTGGAAAAAGCAGATCAGCCTCGAGAAAATTTACTTCGAAGAGGTTTCGGAGCTGTTCCAAGATACGGCACCCGCACCCTTCGCCGACTGCTCGTGGCTGGGCGACCTGCAGCCAGTCAACGAGGTCGCCATGCTCTCGTCCCGTATTACTTACCTCGAAGGTCTCCTCCAAATGCATCACATTCCCTTCGACGAATAACCTTTCAATACTTTTATGAAAAAACCAACATTTTTACTCGATAAGCCAGAACCAATCCTACGAACCCGCCTCTACAACGGCAGACGACTTCAGGTGTGGGAAGGTCGCGCCAAGATGTCCGAGATCAAGGGCTGGGCAGAAAACCCTCGCATCGATCTGGCAAAACGAAGCCTCCAGCAGGCCGTAGGAACGCGCGTACTGCAGCAGGATGAGCTGTACGATCTTATGAAGAAGGACGGGGAGGTAAAGCTCGCCGCGCTCCGCGACGACATCATGAAGAACGGCCTCCGTGAGCCGATCACCCTTTCATTTGACGGGAAACTGCTTGATGGTAACCGCCGCTTCTTCGCGGTCCGTTACATCCTCGACACTCTTCCGGCGACCGATCCAAACCGCCAAGACCACGAAACCATAGACGCTTACGTCCTCATGGATGACGCGACAGATGACGACGAGCAGCGCGTCCTCGTAGAGGAGAACTTCTCACCATCCCTCAAGATCGAATGGCCTGACTACGTGAAGGCATCGCATGTAATCAAAGAGCACGAAGCGGGAGTCGAAATAAGCGACATCGCCAAGAAATTCAAATGGCCAGCAGGTAAGGTCAAGGAAACCATTCGCATCAATCAGATCATCAACGACTTCCTAATCTATGCGACCGCGCCAGAGGATCAGAACGATGAGCTCGGCGGAGGTCTTGGCCTGACCGAACAGGAAGCGGAGACGCTCGCAGCCAAGAACTACCAGTTCTTCAACGAAGCCCAAAAGTCCTTCTACGAGCCATTGCAGACCGACCTAGAATTCAAGGCGAACTTCTTCAAATGGATGAAGCAGGAGAAATTCTCCAGCTTCCCGGAGGTCCGTATCGCATACAAGGCATGGAAGGACCCGGAGGTTAAAGCAATCATAGCCGGTAACGATCCGGATGCAGCAAAAGATGCGAAGTCGACGCTCGATTACAACTCACGCGTTGTGCGCACCGGCGAAGAAGCAGCTGGACGTATCGATGCGTTCATCAAATTCCTCAAGGGAATGCGTGCAGAGGAAATCAAAACCCTGCCTGACTACGCGCGAGAGAATCTCAAGACAGCTCTCTCGCTTATTGAGAAGATGAGTAAGGCTGTGACTTCCGACAAATAGTCGCCGACCTCACTCGCAATGGCTCTAATTTTCAAAACACAAGATTCAAGACTGATTTGCGAAGGGGAAGGTGTAGAGCTTCTCCGGCTCAAATCGAAGCTCAGCGGTTTCCTCGGGCACTCGCAGATCACTGCCATGGGATCGAAAGCGTTCTCATTGCCTCTCATTGCCGCTGTCGCGGCTTCTTCGGTATTCAAAGAAGTGTGCGGCAGCATTCCACCTGAGCTCGCTAGCGAAACAGACGTCTACGAGAAGCACAGCTCAGCACGCGACGAAGCGATGAAGGGCGTCGAAAACGCAAAGATTGCCGACCTAGTCGCTCCTTGGCCAGAGACGCTCGATCCCGCACAGGCGATCGCGGTCACAGCGATGACCACTGAGGGCCTACTTGGTCTCTGCTTATTCGACGAACAGGGCATCGGAAAGACAGTCACCGCACTCGCAGCTTTTGATGTGCTGAAGGAGCGCGGTGAAACCGACAGCCTCGTTATCGTTTCCCCGGTGACCATGATGGGCGGTTGGAAAAGCGAAATAGAGAAGTTCCTGCCTGGAAAATATCGCATCCGGACAGCGGAGGGATCACCGGAAGAAAAGAGGAAAGCCGTACTCTCGCCGTTCGATATTTTGATATGCAACTTTGAATCGGTACCGACCTTGCTCGTGGTACTCAAGGGAGTGCTCGGCAACAAGAAAGCAACGCTTGCTGTCGACGAATCGTTCAACGTCAAGAACAAGGAAGCCTTCCGCTCAATCGCGGTACGCGAGCTGCGCGATTACTGTGTCAAAGGCTTCGTGATGTGCGGGACTCCGGCACCTAATTCCGCGGTAGACGTGATCAGCCAATTCGACATCGCTGACAGCGGCTACACATTCGCCGGATTCGTAGCACCCAAAGACGAAGAAGATCGCACTCAGCGCATCAACGAGAGGATCGCGCAGCGCGGGGCATTCGTGCGACGCCTCAAAGAAGAAGTCCTCCCCATGCTTCCGGAAAAGAACTTCCGACTGATGCCGATCACCCTTACCGGGCGTCAGGCAGCACTATACGAGGAAGCCCGCGGGGAACTCGAGCTTTCGCTCAAAGGCATGGACAACGCGACATTCCGCAAATCGCTCGCTTCCTATTTCCAGCAGCGATCCGCGCTGCTGCAGATATGCGCATGCCCGGAGGCCGTTGACCCAACCTTCTCGGACACTTCAGCAAAAGTGGCGGCGCTCGACACCCTCGTCGACGAAGTCGTAGAGCGGGGTCATAGGAAACTGCTTATATGGTCCTTCTACAAGGCAAGCCTGCATAGCCTCATGGAGCGATACCAAAAGTATTCGCCGGTCCTGCTCGACGGAAGTTCGTCGGCAAAGGAGCGATCTGAATCCGTACAGCTATTCCAGAACGATCCGAACATCCGAATCTGCATCGCAAATCCCGCGGCGGCCGGAGCTGGGATCACCCTCCACTCAGCCTCAGACGCCGCGTATGTCTCATTCTCAAATCAGGCCGCCCACTTCCTCCAGTCCCTCGACCGAATCCACCGACGCGGCCAGAAAGCTGAGAACGTAAACTACCATCTGCTCGTATGCCGAGGCACCATAGAGGAATCGGAAGTCCAACGCTTGCGAGAAAAAGAGGTCCGGCAGCACGAATTGCTCGGCGACGAGACTAAATGGCCGAACTCGCTCGACGAGGCACTCGCAGAGCTCACGCCACTCACACCATGACAAAAAACTTCATCTGGACATTCAACGATATCGCACTCGCATCCGGCCTGAACGGAGCATTTTCGCTTGAGTATCACGTGCCTAGCAGCAAGATGAAAGTGCCGCCGGAGGAGCTAGCGGGTGCCCGAATATGGCTCGCAGTACGGACCGACAACGAGAACTACCTATACGCGCTTCTCACCCCGACCATTGTCGAGCTTTACCAAGAAGGAAAATACAAAGACGACTTCCTCCTTCGATGCGAGCCCTTTTCCTCAGTCCGCTTCCTGCCGCGGAAAGAAGCGATCGGCCCATGGCGACTGCCGTTCAAGACAGATGAAGGCATCCGAGAATGCATAGATGGGGAACAGGCGGCGATTCTCGAGATGATCGAGAAAAACCAACGCGTAGGCTTTGCTCCGCCTTCACGGCAAATGCTCGAAAGCATTCCGCACACGGCATTCTCCGATCTTGAGAACTCGGTCCCGGACCAACTCATGTCGGCGCTTCGAACCATTGCTTATGGCGATGCTTCCCGGTCCCGCTCAATGCCGGACTCAATCTCTGCACTCGGAGGAATGACACTCACTCTGCTCAAGGAAACGCACCCGCAGCTGAATGAGGAGGAGGTCATAAGCCTCATCGCTGCACTCGACCCGCTGGCCAAAACAAAAGAAGGGAAACAGCTCAAATCACCAAAGGAAATTCTGCGCATCCTATCTTCGCTGCCGCCGGTCGTCGACACGTTCTTCGAAGAAATCGATCCCGAGAAAATCTCACCGAGAACCTTCGTCGCCAAGACCGCCGACTCCAGCTTGGAATGGCTCGATAAGACCAACGATGCCGAGCAAGCGCATGAGGGCATTCTCAAGGACATCGTGCTACACCTGAAGGGCAAGGGCTTCAAGGTATACAAAACTCGCAGCTTCGACCTGTTTGCAGAGAAGGAAAGCATCCGGCTTCTATGGGAGATCAAAAGCGCGAACGGATACAATTCTGTCGCGCAGGGAGAAAAAGGAATCGTTCAACTTCTCCGTTATTCAACGGCACTCTCAGACGAAAAATCAGTCGGCATCCGCTTCATGCTTCTTATCCAAGACTCTGGCTTTACCGCAATACACGAATACCTCACAAGAATGGCGTCACGCGCAGGGTCGGAGGTCTGGCTCTACGATTCCGAAAAGGAATGGCCTGATCGCGTCTCGAACCTTGCGGCCGAAAGTATCTCGGAACTCTAGTTTTTGCTAAATTTGACGCCAAAAATAGCCAGTAAGCTTGTCCCTCAAGGAATCGAATCCCTCCGAGGGCACCAGCTATCCACACCGGCTCTTGACGGTCCCTGGGTATGCAATGCTAGAATAATGTGGTAAAGAAACGTTGCCTGACGGCGTCTCGCAAGAGACTAAGCGACACGGGGCTACGACTTCTGTTCTCAAACGCTTTTTGCGTTGAGGGCTAGAAGTCGGAGCCTCGTTTTTTATTTGCCCGACACCCACGATTCGACACCGATTGGAGGCTCTGCTCCTCCACTCAAAGGGTGTCGCAGTGCTACCCATTGATGGAGGAGCCGAGCTTCTAAAGCTCGGCTTTTTCAGTTTATGGCAGAAGAAAAAGATACAGAAACACAATCAGAGAAAGGAGATGAGTCCCCGTCGAACGATGAGGTCTATTCGCCGTCTGAAGAAGAGCAAAAGCTCGTTGAAAAATGGAAGAAGAGGTTTACCCGCGCGGAAGAATTTATACGTCCGTACCGGGCAAAGCACCTTCGCATGTACAAGCTCTATCGCGCCTACCAAGAGCGACAGAACTACGCATACGAAACGCGACTCATGCCTCCGGTTGCATTCGAGATCATCGAGACGGTGGTCTCACGCATGGCGACTGCCAAGAACAAGACGCGCATTCTGCCCAGAGAAAAGAAAGACGTTGACTCGCCCTCGCTTGAGTCCTGGGACGATCTCGTAAACTACGACTTCGACATCATCAAACTAGTGGTTCGGCTTCGCGATTGGGTCAAATCGTCGGGCATCTATGGCAACGGCATTGGCATGACGACATGGCTGAAAGCAGATAGCTACGACGACCCAGTGCTCGATATTCTCGACCTATGGGAACTGTACATCGCGCCGGAAACAATAGACCTGCACGAAGACTGTCCGTGGCTGATACGCCGTCTCGCAAAAACAAAAGGAAAGCTCGACAAAGAAGAAGAGTCCCGGGGAGAGGACAAGATTTACAAGAACCTGAAATTTGTAGAAGCGAAAAGTCTCGATGACTGGAAGAAGGAGCGGTACGAGATAGACACGAAGAAGATGGGACAGATCGTGCTCGGCAGTGACACGGCCGAAGGAGCGGTAGTAAAAGTAGGGACCGACAAAAATGAAAGAGAAAAGCAGGTCGAATTGTGGGAGTGTTGGGACTTCGAAGAGTGCAAGATCTTTACGATAGCAAACCGAGACATACTCATCCGAAACGACGACAACCCCTACAAAGCGGTAAATGGTGGGCGCATATTTATCGACCTGCCCGACCACGAACTGCCGTGGGAATTCTGGGCGATCGGACATATCGAGCCGGTGGAGTCGACCATTATTGAGATCGCCGACATACGCAACCAGCGCATGGACGACGTCGTGCTCATGCTCGACCCCGTCATCAAGATTAGAAAAGACTCCGGCATTACGAAGGACAGCATCGTGTTCGGGCCGGGAGCCAAATGGGAACTCCGCAAAATGGACGACGTTGTGATTGAGCGCCCGCCCGAAGTGAGCCTCATGGGAATGAACGAAGAGAAAGCACTCCGCGACGAGATAGAAAGGACGCTTGCCATCTCCGAATATTCGTCGGGACAGCCGAAGTCGGCGCAGGAACCTCTCGGCAAAGTGCAAGTGCTTATCGGCCAGAGCAATATGCGCCTCGGCTCGTTTGCAGGAAATATCGCCACTGCGCTGACGCGTCTGGCGAACAACCTCATCCAGCTTAACCAGGAATTCCTGACCGAAGACAAGCTCTACCGCATCGTTGGCGACGATGTGTCGTTCAAGGAATTCAAACAGCAGGACAAAGAAGTGAAGGTAGACGCGGTCGTCGAGATCGAGCCGGTAGTGCCTCCAGACAAGCAGACACGACTGAACGAAGCACTGCTTCTCTATGACCGATTTGTCGGAGCCGATAAGCCCGATCCGAACGACATGGAAGCGGTCGCTATTTACAAAGCAAGAAAGAGAGCGATTGAGGAAATGATACTCGAGGCGACGGATAAGGAAGCATACAAAACCGTATTTCTCGGAAAAGAAAAGAAAGATAAGCCTCAGCCCGAACCGGCAGCAGAGCCTGCACCGATGCCGGAGAACCCCGAGACGCCGAATGTCGAAGCGGCGGGGGTCGTGCAGAGGCCGTCTCTGATCCGCCGAGCACTAAGCGCACTTCCATTTATAGGCAGCAGGCAATAACACATATGACAAAAACAGACACCATCACACAGCAGGGCACGGTCATCAGTAAAACGGTAAGCGGAGAACTGATTATCGTCTCGCTCCAAGTCCCTGGTTCGTCGGTGCAGACCTTGCATATGACGAAGGAGCAGGCGAAAGGGTACGAGCTTGGCGATTCGATTACGCTCGTGCTCTCCAAAAAATAGAGGTCGAGACATTATCAATTAACACAATACGAACATGGTAAAAGAAAAACAAAACCCCGACGAAGAGATGCAGGACGAAGACACCGGCGAAACCATTGGCCTGAAAGAACAAAAGGAAGAGCAAGGTGAATCGAAGGATTGGGACAAGGTCGAAGCGATCGTAAAAGCTGCTCAGAAAGCGTGTGAGGAAGGGACTCCGTTCCCTGAAGTGCTCGCAACGCTTATCGAGACGCTGACTGCGCTGCAGAAAGAGACGGACCAGAAGCTCGGCGGACTCGGCGTAGGAGGCCCCGAAATGGATCTCCCCGACGACAACGAAGACCAGGGTGAACCTTCCGACCAGGGAGAGGAATAGCCTTCAATTTTTATGCGAGACGAGTACGAAAAACAACTGGAAGTAGGAATGAACGTACTGGAGATGACCAAAACTCCGGGATGGCTCTGGCTCGAAAAGAAAATTCGGGACGAGCTTAGGATCGCAAACGCAGAAATCCGAAGCATGGACGTGGAAGGTATGACGGCTGAAAAAATCGCTGCCTCATACCTCCAGATCAGAGCCAATATCAATGCGTATGAGAGCGTACTCGCAATGGTAACGACCGCACTGGAAAACAAGGAAGAAGCGGCCAAAGAACTGCGCGACTCATAAATTACCAATCTAACAATCTATTCATGGACAAACGAACCCAGGAATTGAACAGCGCACTCGGCGATCCCAATGAAAACGATGACGAGATGGAAAATGAGTTGCCTGACGATGAGGAAGAAAAAGACGAAGAGGAAAAAGAGGAAGGCGACGAAACCGAAGATGACGAGGAAGAGGAAGAGGCCGAAGAAGAAGACGATGAGGAAGGAAAGAAAAAAGATGATGAAGACAAAGACGACGAGAAGGACAAGCCAAAAATAAAAGACCCTTCACGATGGCACGGCAAAAGCAGGGAAGACGTGATACGAGAGATCGAATCTATCGAATCGAAAAAGGAAACCAAGAAAGAGGACGAGGGCAAGAAAAAAGAAACCGGAAAGAAGAAGGACAAAGAAGACGACATAGATATTCCGAGCAACGAGGAGCTTGCAAAGATGTCTCCAAAAGAATTCGTGCAGTGGGTGCTCAAGCACATTTCATCGAAAGTCGACACAACGGTTCAGGAGCGCACCGCGGTCCAGCAGTCGGTCGCACAGGAGATCAGGGAAGCCAAGAAAGATCACCCGCTCCTGAAGTCGAGCGCGGAATACCGCGAACTCGTTCTTGCCTTGATTGACAATGCCGCACAGAAAGGCGTGCACATGCCTCTCAAAGATGCATGCGCCAAAGTTGACGCCTTCTCCGGTACTGCCAAGGGCGAAACCACTACTACCGAAAAAGAGAGAACGAGGCTCAAGAAAGCAAAGGCTGTTGTGGAGCGTGGAGGTGGCTCCTCCGCATCACCAGACGAGGGCAAGGGGGGCGAAGCAAAGCGCCTCGAAAGTGTCTTCGCAACGGGTGGGTCAAAAAGCCCATTGGGAGGTCTCGGCGTATAGCCGAGGTCGAACCTCTCAAAGCATTAACAGCATAACCGCATAAACCTTTATGGCAGACGGACGCGGAACTGACGCCCTTGGCGTCACGCGAAAATACGATGTTGCTGATGTAATCTCGCTGCTTGATGTAGAGCGATATCCGATGCTTGCGATTCTTACGAACGCAGGCAAAGACCCTGTCTCAAAGCAGGGCAAGGCTCTGAAAAAGAAAGAGACAACCGATCCGGAATTTAAGTGGTTCGAGGACAAATTCGGCGCACGCGAAGATATCGTTTCGGCTGATCAGGGCGGAGCAACTGCTCTTGTGGTTACGAACGTGGGCTATTTCAGCATCGGGGACGTTCTTCTGTGCGTGAAAACGACACAGGCTACGAACAACCCGAGCGGTGAAGTGATGCTCGTGACGGCTATAAACGTTGGCACCAGCACGCTCACGCTCGCACGCAAGGTTGGCGATGCAGGATCAGGCGGAGGATTGCTGAAAGCAAACGACATCATCTGGATAATCGGCAACGCGAATGAGGAAGGAGCGAATGTACGCGAGATCAAAGCTACGGTCGTAGCTCAGCTATCGAACTATACGCAAATCTTCCGAACCCCGATCGGTATCACCGAGACTGCACGCAATACGAAAGGCTGGACGAAAGAAGGAGACTTCGACTATCAGACCAAGAAGAAGGCGACCGAACACCTTATCGACATCGAGAGAGCATTCCTCTTCGGAAAGAAAGAGCAGTTGACGAGCGGTCTGACCCATCCGAAACGGTTCACTCAGGGAATTTTCCCGAGGATCACACAGAAGAAGAGCGCGGTCGGCACGCGAGCAGAATTCAACGATTACCTCCAGTTGCTTTTCAGCCACGGAAATACCGAGAAGTACCTCTTCGCTTCGCCTTACGTGATCAGCAAGATCAACGAATTTGCAATGGACAAGCTGCAGGTAATGTCGGGAGAAAAGACTTTTGGCCTCACGGTCATCAAATACTTCTCCCCACACGGCACGCTTAACCTGATCAAGCACGATCTCCTGACCGGCGACCTTTACGGCAAGAGCGGAATTGGTGTCGACTTCGAGACGCTGACATACCGATACCTTTCGAACCGAGATACGAAGCTCCTTACGAACCGGCAGAACCCGGGAGAAGACCAGCGCGTAGACGAATACCTCACTGAGTGTGGCCTCCAATTCGAACAGCCCGAGCGACACGCGATTATTGAGTTCGCTTAACTCTCAAGACTCGATCGGACGGCCCAGGCTTCCCAAAGCCGCCTGATCGAGGGGAAGCCCTTGAGGGTTTTGGTCGACGTTTATCAGCAAATTAATAACCAATCATTTATGGCAGACAAAAAAGAAACTAAGCGGTACGCGACGCGCTTCGGACTGCATTACAGCATCGTCATGAAGCCGAGCGTCACGCAGGTCATTAACGGCACGCCGGTAACCACACCGGGAAAGACCATCGAATTCGATCGTGGTATCTACGAAACCGACGACAAGGCCGAACAGAAATTCCTCGATACGTGTCCTCAGTATGGGCGCGACTTCCGCGAAGTCACCGATGAGATAACGTCGGCCCTCGAAGCGAAATCACTCGAAGATCGCGAGCAGGAAGTGGCAGAACGCGAAGCAGATATCGAACGCAGAGAGATGGCGCTCAAAGGACAGGGCCACGAAGAGGGTGCAGATACCCCGAAAGGCAAGACAACCGGCAAAGAAGCAGGCAAAGAAAAGGAAGAGGCAACCTTCTAAACACCTCAACTAAAGGTCGAACATTATCCATCAATTAAAAGGCGCAACGATATGGCAGTAGAAAGCAGACCAGCATTCTCGGTAAACGAGGCGACAGTGGCAACCGCAGGAACCGCCATGCAGCTTCCGAATATAGACGTCGGCGAAGCATGCGAGCTAGTGATTAAGTCGAAGCGAAGCAATAAAGGCGCGATAAAGATTGGAGAGTCGGCGGCACAAGCTCAGGCCGGTAAATTCCTCATGGAGCCGGGCGAATCAGTAAAACTCCGCATAAGCAACGCCAACAAAGTCTACGTGGACGCTGAAGTGAGCGGGGACAAAGTAGAGCTGATCGTTGAGCAATAGCACCTATGGCTGATTTTATTCCGCAGCATGGAGACTTAAGTTTTCTTCGGTCTAAAAAGACCGGCAGATACTACGGTCCCTACATAACCGGAGGCACAGTCACGACACAAAGCGTGGCAGCGGCGAACTCGCTTCGCGCGTTTCCATTCTTCGTGCCGAAGACGGCAAAATTCGACAGGATTGCAATCCGAGTGACGACAGCTGGCACCGGCACCACGCCGAAAGTACGCCTCGGCATATACGAAGACCTCAACGACGGCACGCTCTATCCGGGCGCGCTTGTGCTTGATGCAGGCGAGGTAAGCGTGAACACGACCGGACTCAAAGAAATAACGATCGATGTGACGCTCAAGGCGGGAAAGCTCTATTGGCTTGTGATGGTAGGACAAGATACGACATCGATGGTCGTCGCGGCCATTCCAGCAGCTGACTCGATTGCAACTTTCCTCGGCTTCGATAACGGCCTAACAGGCACGCCATATCTCGGGTACGCAGTAACGCAGACCTATGGCGCATTGCCGGCGACATGTCCGACATCAAGCCCTACCGACTGGAGCCTCAACGTTCCGCTGATTGCCTTACGCAAGGTATAGATATGAACTATGTCGCTAAATTCAAAACATCGGTCGCACATTCCGCCGACGACGGACGTGAGCAGGATTCGGCGACATGGAACGGAAACGGCAATGCCGGGAACGTCATAACGATCGGCAATACCGGAGGCTCGCTTTATTCGGCTGGCTTCCGATTTCGTGGGATAGACGTTCCTCGCGGAGCGAAGATTGTGCTTGCACGACTCAAGATTTGTCCGTCAGTAACCGACAGCGCAGACCCTGATGTGAAGCTCCGAATAAAAGGGATTAAGGAAACGAATACAAAAATATTCTCGCAAGCATCCAGGCCGAGCCAGCGCACGAAGACAGTCAATTCGGTCGCGTGGCACATCATCAAGAAATGGCAGGTGTTCGAGCGCACACAGACGCCAAACCTGCAGCTGATCATTGAAGAAATCGTAGGGCAAGCAGGCTGGAAAGCAGGCAATGCTCTTGCCCTCACAATAGAGGACAACGGCTCTTCTTCCGGACAGGCCGAAACCTGCTACGACCGGCTAAAAGGAGAGGGATATCAAGCCGAGCTCGAAATCTGGTGGACGAATAAAAACGTGAGCGTCGGGACTCTTGCGGGCAATGACCGAGATGGCGTCGAGATAGACAAGACCACATGGCAGGGAAGTCCGACTGGCAATGTGATAACGCTCGGAGATGACGGACCTTCCGTAAACGAGGGAGCGTTCGTCTTCAGCGCACTCAGCATTCCTCGGTACGCCAACATTATCGGCGCTTACCTTCTGCTCACGCAGGCGGACCAGAATAACCGCTTCCCGAACCTTCTTATAAAAGGCTTTGCGGAAGACGATGCTGCGACGTTTGCAACCGATGGATCGAATAGGCCGTCGACGCGACAGAAAACAAAAGCGCAGATCGAATGGACGATAGGAGAAGAAGCAGACGGAGTCTTTGTCGGCATTCATTGGGCTGCCAGCAGCATGTATGAATCTCCCGACTTACGAGACATCGTGCAGGAGATCGTCGACCGTGAAGGATGGACGACCTCGAGCAGGCTCGGAGTGGTTCTCGAAAACCGCTCCTCCTGGGACGGCCAGTACAAACTCATCTGGGACTACATAAAAAACACCGGCGAATTCGCAGCAAAGCTCGTGGTCGCGTGGGACGGAGTCCGAAGCGTACGCTCGACAACTAAAGACTTGCCTCGATGGGAAAAGGCGAACTATCCCGAATACATCATCGTTCATCACTCAGCGACTCCGCGCGATGCGACTCACTTCAGCACGATACGCAACAACCATATCGGCATCGGATGGGGCGACGTTGCATACCACCACTGGATTGCGGGTGCGCTCGACGGCCTCGGCCTCCATATCGAAGGACGCCCGGAGAATGTGATTGGAGCGCATGACGACATGCAGAAGATGAACTACCGATCAATCGGCATCTGCTGCTGCGGAGACTTTCATCCGGCGAGTGGAAACGAGACGCCTTCGGCCGAACAGCTGACGACTCTACAGACCCTTCTCGACACGATCCGAAAAGAGCGAGGCATACCGAAGGAGCGTGTGCTCGGCCACCGCGAGACTCCGGATACGACCAACTGTCCGGGAGACACCCTCCTCGCATATGTGCAGAGATACCGGGCGACCGGCAAGCTCCTGCCTTAAACCACTATGCAGCTACAAGAATTCATTCAAGACCTCAACGCTCGAATGTCGGCGTCTAAGACGACCGGCCTTTGGAGCGACACAGACAAAAAGCGATGGATAAATAAATCCATTGTGCGTGCCTGCAATTTTGCGCGATGGAACTTCCTGAGCCATCACTCGACGCAGTTGACGCAAAAAGATACTGAGGCGTATTTCAATCCCTTCGACTACAAGCCGGGAGGCATGATGTTCCTCAAAGTCGACGGACAGGAATACGCGAAAACGAGCGTTGAAAACTATCAGAGCGGAAATCATGCAAGCGATTATGTCTTCTGCATCGTAGGCGATCAATACCTACTGAAACCGACACCGACTGAAGACGGGAAAATAATCGACCTCTTCTACCGGAGACGGCCGGTGCCACTTATAAACGACACCGACGAACCTATAACGCCGGAAGAAATGGAAGAGCCGATCATAAAGCTCGCACTGGCAATCTGCCTGAAAAAGTTGCCGAACCGAGGCTCGGATGCCGATAAGGAAATAACCGAAGCGATCGCACTTCTCCAGACCCTCAAGGATAGGGAAGACGAAGAGCCGGGCGAAGCTGGCTTTGTCGGCAAAGCGACCAGCACACGCTTCCTTAATAAGCCGCCGAACTAATATCATGGAACTCAACGCATACAAAATACGTGGGTTCAAAGGAGGCATCGCAGACGATGCTTATCGTGGCGTTGTGGGTTCCTTCAGATTCGGCTACGGCCTCAACATACGCTCTGAGAACGACACGCTCAAATGCAATCAAGCCCTCAAGAAAGATACGGGATCGGTAGTCACCGACCTCATTCTCTTCTTCGTATCATCAAGCAACGGAAACCTCTACGGCTTCGGCGATGCGGGAAACATCTATCGCAAGAGCGCGAGCGACGGCACATGGTCGCTTGTTTACACCGATCCTGACGGCGGAATAACCGGAGCGGCCGAGTACACGAACTGGAATGGAACCTCCTATGTGCCGTATCTGTATTGGGCAACAGAGACGAAGCTAAAACGCATTCCGCTCTCCGGCAGCTGGCCGACTGACGTGAGCACGTTCGCAACTCTCAATGGCGATCCGGCATGGCACACGATGATGATGGCAGTAGGAGTCCTGATGATTTGCGATGGCCAATATCTCGACATGGTCGACTACGAAGGAAATTTCGGGCTGAAGGCTCTCGATATCGTGCCAGGCAACCGGACGAAATGTCTTCTGTCCCAGGATGCGATAGCCATCATCGGCTCTACTCGAGGCCCGAAGATCGAAGAAGGATGGTTGTGGACGTGGGACAAAATCAAACCCTCGTGGATCGTGCGAAGAATGATTGCCGAGAAAGGAATCAACGCTCTCATCCAAAGCGAATTTATCATCGCGCAGGCAGGAATATTGGGAAGTCTCTACTACTGGGATACGGCGACGCTCGTGCCTCTGAAAAAGATACCGGGAGGCGGTTGGGTAAATCCGGGCGCAGTCGCCAACTACAAAGGACTGCCTTTGCTCGGAGTTACCGGCTCCGACAACTGCGGAGTCTACTCCTACGGCCGGATGAATAAGAACGATGCGTATGCACTCAACCTTGAGTACATTCCTTCCCACGGAAAGATGACTGACGTAAGCATCGGAGCTGTCATCGTGCATGGCGACGCCCCGTTTGTTTCTTGGAAAGACGGAAGTACCTATGGCGTGGATACGATAGACACCACAAAAAAAGCGACCGGCCGATATGAAGGACTTGTATTCGATGCAGGCAATCCCTTCGTACAGAAAAGCTACCGCTTCATAAAACTGCTAACGAAACCTCTCCCACAAGACTGCTCGGTCGAAGTGTATTACCGCCTGAACGAATCGGGCGATTGGCTGAAGGCTCTGATGGAAGACGGCTCAGAGAGCTTCGACAAGGTCGGTAAAACAAAAGCGGTATTCACGATTGAAACCGGCGACCCCGACGAAGAGAACGAGGAAGACGGATTGGGCGAGACATACGAAGTTGCAGTGACGCTCATCCCTGCGGGGAACGACACACCGGATGTGGTCGCCATAACAACGCTCTTCGACAGCGCAGAGCTTCTCTAAATGTATGGAGGTAATCGGACTCAAAAAAGTATTCACCGACGAAGTAGTGGATGACCTTCCACTTCCGGAAATTCCTCCGCACAATCACGATGGCGAAAACTCCCAAGCACTGGCGCCTGACTCTGTGGACACAACGCAGATAAAGTCGGGAGCTGTAACGACGACTTCATTGGCTGACGACTCTGTGAGCAGCGACAAACTTATCTCTGAAGCTGTGCTGAGCGAGCATCTAGACGCGCTTTCGGTTACCGAAGACAAGCTCGCCAATGCCGCAGTTGCGACAGCAAAAATAAAAAACGGAGCAGTCAACGCATCAAAGCTCATTCAAACAGAAGCAGTCATCACTGTATCGGCACAGATCGAAGACGCGACGATCATCTCGGCACACATCGGCACCGGAGTGATACAGAATGCACACCTCGGAAATGCCATAGTCACGAATGCAAAGATCGTCGACGGAACCATCCAGACTGCGAAAATCGGTGATGCGCAGATTACAAACGCAAAGATCGGCACTGCAGCAGTCGACAATGCGAACATCGCAAACCTCGCTGTCACCAGCGCAAAAATTCAGCTTCTAGCAGTGGGCGCAGCACAGATAGGACTCCTTGCCGTGCAGACAGCGAATATCGCCGACCTTGCGGTACTAGACGCAAAAATAGGCTCCCTCAGTGCCGCAAAGATTACGGCCGGGCAATTCAATCTTACGACCACAGGCTACCTCTCTGCGCCTTACGGCGGACTGAGGTTCGGCTATCTCCGTAGCATCGGAGGCACGCCGATATACGGCATTCAAGCCGGTCCCGGGCACGGCCTGATGCTCGACGATGGAGCGAACGGATACGCGCGAATGTGGGTAGACGACTCAGGCAATCGGCCTCTCGTCATCGATACGACAGACAAAGATCGGCTCTTTATTAAAGCATCGAGCGGAAACGACATCATCAGATTTTACGGCAACAACGCAGTCTCGGGAGGCTTCGTAGATGTGCAGACCTCATTCCGAATCGGTACGACGATGCCGAGCAGCCCGTCGAACGGCGAAATGTACTACGAAACTTCTCCCTCCGGCGTTGGCGCAGGCGGAAGGCTGCGAATCTACAACGGCTTCAGCTGGCACTACATCGCATGGTTCGACGACATCTAATTAAAGAAACGTATGTTCAAAACAAAAAAAATTAACAGAGAGGATCTCGAAGAACTTCGGAAAAGAGATGAACTCGTCAACCAATACCGGCTTACGGCGCAGGCAGTCGAGCATCAAAAGCAACTGTACCTTCAGCGCCTATTCCCGAAGTACGGCCTCGATCCGGCCAAGCAATACAACATTGACCTCAAGACTGGTCGAGTCTCGGAGGTAATTACTAAACAGCAATAACAAATTTATGGCAGACACAGCAGCATCAACAACCCCGATTATGTCATGGGACGAATTCGCAAAGCAGTTTGCAAACCTGCGAGGGGGCACTGCGGCTCCTGCCAATTACGGAACTGCGCCCGACACGACTTACAGCCCTCTTTCAACTTACGATCCTGCAAAGCTACAGTCCGACAGAACAACAACGGAGTCTTCTCTCAATGCCGCTGAAGACGCCCTCAAGGGATATCAGACAAAACGCTACGACGAGGAGTACGCAAAAGAAGGACTCGGCGATCTCGAATCGCAGATAGCAGCACTGGACACTCAAATCGGCGGGGAAAAAGGAAAGCGCGATGACTCTCTCTCGAAGACCGAGCGAAACCCTTTCTATTCCGCAGCAACGATCACTGGAGAAACTGAAGCCATAGACACACAAGCGAACAGGAACATCAGCAATCTGATAGATCAGCGCAACTCTCTTGCAGGGCAGTACAACACCAAGCTCGGAAAAGTAAACGACCGCATCGCAGCGGAGACTGCTGACAAGTCTCGCGATGTGGAAAATCTCCGTTACGACCTCAACCGACAAGATCAGTCACTAAGCGATTACCGCACTGAGCTTCGCACGCAGATGAACTTCGATACCGAGGAAGAAAGATGGGAGGCAGAATTCGGACTCAACCTTCAGAACGCGCAGAAAGCAAAGACGAGTGTCAGCGAATTCCAAGCGGACGGAAAACTCTATCGCGATGTTTACAACAACGAGACAGGTGAGCTTATAAAGCGCGAAACCCTCGGGAATGCTCCTACCGGCACCGGAAGCTCGAGTGAAGAAGAGCGGTTTGCTGATCGCATCTCGCAAGGAGTAGAACCAGACGCCGGTCTCCGCACCGCAGCGCAGAGGCTTATAAGCAACGGCGTCACCGATCCCACCGAGGCAGGATACTCAGGAACAACCGCATCAAGGATTGAGGCAGAGATGAGCTGGATAAGAAGTGGTGGCGGAAAGAAGGTAACCGGCAGCATGTCGGAAGACGAATTCAGAAAAGCGGTCCGCACAAAGTGGCAGACAAACGCGACACCAGACGAACTGAAGACGCTGTGGAGCGGAGTGACGCTCGACAGCGGGAAAACACCGAGTGCCGTAATTGACGATGAGTGGGGTATCAAGACCAAGCCAGGCTTCATGGGCTGGCTTGGCCGACTATTCACGCCAGGCGTATAAATCTATGGGAGGACTCTGGAACAAAATAACTTCTCCGTTCAAAACCGCGACTAAAAAGGTCGAGGATTATTTCGCGCCTACGCCTAATCTCCGAGTGCGTGATGTGGTTAGAGAGGTACCGAAAGCAACCCTCGATACGCTCCAGAGTATGGGGCAGGCGTCGTGGCGTGGATTCGCGTCTGTAGCATCTCTCATTACCGGCAAGCCATTCGTTCCTGAAGGGGAATTCCAAAAAGAACTGTACGGCACGGACAAGCCAATAACGCTGACCTCCTTCGGCCGAGAAAGTCGCGGAGCCGATCCAGAGAAAAAGAGCGAAGGCATCTTCAAAGTGATAGACCCAACGCTCGGTCTCTTCTTTGGAGCGGCCGATGCAATACCTGGAGGCAGTGAGGTAAAGCAGGAGGCAAAGCAGGGAGCGAAGGCAATAAAACCGGCGCTTGAAGCAGCTGAGGAAACTATCCCGAAAGCATTCAGAGGATTCAAAGATATCTCCACAAAGGTGCTCGAATCACTGAAAGGTAGAGCGCAGGTATCGAAGCAGTACATATCCGATCTTGCAAAAGCGCCGGAACTGAAACAGGCAGAGCGAAAACTCATAGGCGAGGTGCTCCATGACATGCCGGAAAAAGTGCCCGTGCAGGAATTTGCAGACCAAGTAAAGACGCGACTGCTCCCCTTGAAGAGCGACACTATACAGACACCTCGCTACGAAAATATCACGCTACCCGAAACTATCCGTGGCCCTGTCGCAGGATATCAAGAGAGGATATATCAGTCCCCACTGAAGACATCGGCGGGAGGTGTGCATTTCAAAGAAGCAGATAGTCCGAACTACTTCGCACATACCCGCTTCGAAGACCTCCCGCCGGAAGGTAAGAGCTACGAAAACTTTACTCTTGAACCGGACGAGCGAGGGCTACCTGTACCGAGAGCTGCAGAAACAGGAACAACGCGTCGCATTCTAGAAATACAATCCGATCTCTTCCAAAAGGGAGGCCTTGAGAAGGAGCTGAACCCTTATATGCCACGCACGGAAGAGCAGATACATGAACTCATCGACGATGTAGTACCTCAGATACATAAGATGATTGATGACGGCGAAAAGCCGGAAGACATCCTCGCACTGGCGGCAAAGTACAGACTGGACGATACGGAATTCAGAGAGAAATTATTCAACAACCTGAAAGAAGCGAAAGACGATTTCATTATCGACCCCAATTATTGGGAAAAGGAACTCACAAAGGTTAAAGATTTTTCAGCAAAGAGCGGTCAGATGCGAGAGCAGCTCACGCCGTACAACAATACCTGGTGGGAACGAGTCGTCCGTGAAGAAGTAAAGCGGGCTGCAAAAGACGGAAAAACAACTCTCCAATTCCCGACAGGAGAAACAGCAATGAAGATAGAGGGACTCGGCGGTTCGCACGACCAGCCGTGGGCATATAGAGGCCAACCCATTGCTCCTGAAGAATTGAAAAAGGGGATGGAACTAGAGAACGTCTTACAAGACGATGAAAAGTATGTAGTGACCGAGGTACTGGGCAACGGACGCTTCAAGGCGGAACCGATCGAAATGAATGAGAGAAGGGAGATCGTAAAAAGACTTGAAGGAGGCGAGGACGTTACGACATTGCCGAAAGAATTTCAATACGAAATAAGCGGAGCGGGAGGCAGGCGGCAATGGCTCGAAGTGCAAAGCAGGCTCGGAAACAGAGAAGAGACTTACGACATATCCGGCGCGGTCGAGTCGGACAACCCTATATTCAAATTCTACGACAAGAACATTCAGAGATACTTAAAGAAGTACGGAGGCAAAGTAGTAACCGACAGCAACGGGGTGAAGTGGGTTCAGGTCGATGTGCCGAAAGGCGCAGGCAAGTCTCCGGTACAGGCGTTCGGTTTCGTCGCAGGAATCGAAGAGGAAGATGATGGCAACGGAAAAAAGAAATTGAAGATTGATCCGCTCAAAGCGGCTCTCGGAATCGGTATCATCGGAGGCTTAAAGGGTATGCCGGAAGATCTTCCGAAAAGAGTGGCCGATGCACTGAAGCCGATCAGCGAAATAGAAAGCCTCGACATTCTTGCACAGCAGGAAGAGGCTGCGCGGTTTGCACTCCGCGCATCTCCTAACGAAGAGGAGAAACTCGTCTCAAACCTTGAGTCGATATTTGCCGACCTGAAAGGCGTAAGCGTCGAAGACTTGAAGACTGCATTCACTCCCGAAGACTTGGAGCAAACCAAAGCTCACTACGATATCGCTGTCGAAATGGTTATGGACAATCCTGCCCGTCAGCTTGCGAAGTATGCCAATAAGCGCACCGGAGAGCTTCCGGAGGTGCTCGGCAAGGGCACTTCAATCTTCGGCCGAAAGGGGGACAGCATAGTGACCGAGCTAGGCTTTCAGGACTCTGAGCAGGCCAGGGAAGCGTATCAGGCATATGTGACGCAAAAGAGGGAACTGGCCCGCGTACAGGCAAATTTGGGGCAAATAAGGACCGATATACGGCTCGCAAAGCAGCGCGACCTCTTCGTAGGACAGGCAAAAGACACCATTGCGCGACAGGTAGCAAAAGATGTCAAATCTCTCCGAAGCCTCGTTGAAAGCGCCGAACGCTCAGGCTACAAGCGCGGACTATCTGAGGGAAGCCAGCGCCTACAGCAGATGATCGTGCGACTGAAAGACAGACGCTCAAAGATCAACGCGATAAAGCATGTCTTTAATCTCGATGACTTCCAAATGAAAAAGATACGGGGCGCGGCCGATCCGCGCTTCATGGACGCCGACGAATTCGGTACATGGTTCAAAGAGCTAGAAAGAAAAGCCATCGAAGCAAAGAAATGGATGGACGAGAAAGTAATCGTCGATGCAATCGTACAAGAAAAGGAACTCAATAAAACAGAAAACCTACGCATCGCATTGAAACTTCCTCCGATCAAAGAGATGACGCTCGAGCAGCTGTTCCAATTCGACGAAGCTCTCTCTCAATTCAAACGTGGAGATACCTTCCTCGGCCCGCGAATGATTCAAACCATAGCCAACACCGACATCGGCCCCGTAAAGACAGTGCGTGAAATACGTGAGTCGTTGGCAAAGCAGGTAGGAGCCGACAATCTGCAGCTGACAAACGTGGCAGGAAAGTGGGGCGACAAATTCCTCTACGATCCCGCGCTCGCCGAAGAGAACCCGCTGTACAAGTACATGGTCACCGCATGGACGGCAAAGAAAATAGAAGCCGATCAAAAGGTGCTGCTTCTGAAAGACACTCTCGATGAGCTTGCATTCGCTGCACGCAAGTCCCGCAAGCGCAGTCTTGCCGACATTCTCGTCCCGCAAGACAAAATGGTGTTCGACTATCTCGAAGCTCCGACTGAAGAAAAAGACCTAGCGAAGCAAAGAATGACAGGTCCGGAAATTAAATTTGCAGAATTCGTGGAGGGAATGTTTAGAAATTACCGCGATATTCTGCTCGAGAAAGGCACACTGAAGCGATACAGACAGAACTACATAACACACACATCGCGCTCTTTCTTCGAGCGATGGAGGGACGATGGTTTCGTAAGAGCCATAGGAACTTATTGGCAATCGCTTGTGGAACAGCGCGTCGACTTCGAAGCGGTAGGGGAGACAGGGGAAGTCCTCGGCCTAGAAAAATTCTTCAAGTACGCGCTGCAGCGCGAAGGCGGAATGACCCCTAGCAAAAATGTTGCGCGGGCGGTCATGGCGTATGCACGCACCTTTGAAAAGAAACAGGCACTCGACCAGATCATCCCGAAGGTAGACGCATACACGTTCTCTCTCCAAAGAAGCACAAAGATCAAAGACCCTACCGGATTGAACGTAGACGGCCGACTCAGGAGATTTGTAAGGGAGTGGCTAAACAATAAAAAAGGCAGGCGTGTCGAATTCGTCGTGTCGCAGGGCGGAAAGATGGACGCACGGCTCCGTGCGCTCAAACTCTTTCTGTCGATAAAAGATCTTGGCTTCAACATCATCACCGGCCTCGCATCTGCAGGCGGTGCCGAAGTCTCCAACTTCGTAGGTCTCACAACAAAGAATTACGGGAAAGGCATAACACGCGCTCTGACCTCGCGAGGAAGAATACTCGCAGTGAAATACAACGGCGTGGTGGGAGAGCGCACATTCGAAAATATTATCTCTGCATCCAATGATATCGGCGACACCTTCCTGGCTGGCGCCTTCGGAATACTCCAGAACATTGCGTACCGGGCGAAGCGACAATTCTTCCTCGGCTCCCTCAATAGCGAAGAATGGAAAACGGGCAACGTGACGGCCGAGAGACTCGCGCAGATCAAGCTGAACATGGCGAAATTCCATCCGCTCGAGGATATGAAGTCCGTTATTGGAAGCACACCCGAGGCGCAGTTTGTCGGTATGTATAAATCTTGGGCTGTCCCGTTCCTAATGACCGCACGGACAAACGCAAGGAAAACCATTCAAGCATTCAAAGAGGCAGAGGGGTTAGGAGCGAAAGCGGCAACCTTAAAGACCGAAGAAGCGCGGCAGCTGATGAAACTGACAGTAGGCGCACTCGGAATATATACCTTCTTCCACACAATCTTCGACGATGACGATGCAAAGGATAAATCGTTTGTCGCAAAACTGAAACGCAGATTCCTTACCGACACCGCCTCCTCTCTTTCTTCTATCAACCCGACAACGTGGCTCACGATCCGCCCGCTCGAATTTATGCAAAACCTGGCCGATGGAATGGACATGCTCATTAAGCTCGAGGAATACAAGACAACCGGGGACGGATATAAAAAAGGCGACCTCAAAGGAATAAAGAAAATCGAAACCGAACTGATGCCATCGGCCGTCCGACAATTTACAGACTCGCCGACAGTCGGGCAGATGCTGGGTGGCAAATCTACACCTCCAAGAAAAAGCTCTGGTGGATCGGGCCAGAGGTTGAATGCCGATGACCTTCTACAGATGAGCTTATAAACCGTATGGATAAATCAACCTACCAAAACAAAGTGCAGGACGAGAGGCTCGACCGGGTCGAAAAGACCGTGAACGAAATAAAGGATAACCATCTCGTCCATATCCAGACCGACCTCACTAAAGTCAGCACCGATGTTGATTGGCTCAAGCGGTTTTTCTGGCTCGTCGCCACTGCGTCAATCGGAGGACTGATCGCAGCGGTCATCAACTTACTACTAACCCTTAGCAAATAAAATACATGAACCTTATTCAAAAGAATTCTCCGAACTTCTGGAGCGGTCGCAAGGGATACCGGCCCGAAGCAATAGTCATCCACATCATGGACGGCACGCTCTCCGGCACCGACTCCTGGTTCGGAAGTACGACCTCTCAGGTAAGCGCTCACTACGGCATCGGCAAGAGCGGTGAGGTACATCAATACGTCCAGGAGGGTGACGCGGCATGGCATGCCGGTCGGGTCGATAAGCCTCTATGGACACTGCTGAAACCAGATGTAAATCCTAACCTCTATACGATAGGCATCGAGCACGAAGGAAAGGCAGACGATATATGGACCGATGCAATGAAGCAAGCAAGCGCTGCCCTTATCCGAGAGATATGTCAGCGCTGGCAGATTCCGATAGACCGTAGTCACATCGTTGGGCACTACCAAATCTTCTCGCAGAAACCGAATTGTCCCGCGACAAACAAAAATATCATCAATGAATTGATTGCGCTTGCTTCCAGCCAGCAGGCACCGAGCGCAACGATTGAAGATGGAGTGAAAAGAATCGAGGAAGGGCTGGCAATTATAAAAAAATTTATCTAACAATCATGACATCACCAACACAGGAGGCATTCAAACACCTCTTCATCGTATTCTTTTATTCGGCAGTCTCAGCGATCATTCCTATTCTGATAGCTTACGCGCAGAATGATCCACGCTGGGCATTGCTCATTCCAATCATCAATGCCACCTGGTACGCCATCACTAGATACCTGAAAGAGCAGAGATTGATCGAAGACAGCGAAGCCGGACAGTAAGAGAAATTCGACAAATCAAAAAGCCACTGAGCGTCAGTGGCTTTTTGTATTACCATTATGGTGGGGCAGGGAAAGCCCTTTGTTTAAGCGGTATTTTTCCCCTCTGAAACGGGTGCGGCTGAGCAACCTCTTGCGAGGCAGATAGAACCGCACCCGTTTCAGGGGACAAAAAAGCCACCGGAAATCGTTCGCTGTTCTAGCATAAAGATATATACGTGTCAACAGAGTGGATTGTTTCAAGTTCTTTCCACAGGTTATCCACTCGCTCTGCACATTTAGACGTTTGACTTCGAAAAGCACTACCGGCATGTTGTAGTTGTTACCCAAGTTTTAATCGCCTCGTCTCGAAAGAGACACATAGCGGAGGCGGTCAAAACTCGTTCAGGCACTCCTACATCCTTGCTCAGGATATAGGTGCGTACCTGCATGAGGAATGGATACACGCGACGTCGAATCGTGTGAACCATTCTTCGTGGTAGTTCAACCCGTCACTTCGCTATAGTGACGGGTTGAATTATTTAAAAATATGAAATTCAATAAAGCAGTAGACAAGTATCTCGAATGGGGACAGCGGCACTACTCAACACGAACGCTTGAATTGTACGTTGACCATCTGAGAAGGTTCGAAAGATTCGTAGAAAACAAAGATGTAGAAAAACTGAAAGTGATCGAAGACGTTATTGGATACTGTCGCCATCTCGAAAAGCGACAGGTCGCAGACAACACAATTAATCTATCAATGATCGCGCTGCGACAGATGTGGAAAACACTGGCAGGCTTCGAGCGCGAACTCAAAATCAAACTGCCATTCTTGTGGGGCGTCATTCCTGTAAAGAAAGGCATCACCGCAAAATCTCACAAGCCCGTAACGCCCGAAGAATTTAGAGATTTGCTTGTTGCAATAAACGGATCAGACGGCTTCCTGCTCGCGCGAGACGCCTGCCTCTTCCGAATTCTCTACGACACCGGCATGCGCGTATCCGAACTCACCAGCCTGAATGTCTCCAGCATAAAAGAAGGGGAGCAGGCAGCTGTAGTAATAACCAGAAAGCGACGGGACTCAGTAAAACATCGCCAGGTTTTCTGGACACGCGAGACACACAAAGCTCTTCTTACATACCTCGATATCCGGCACTGCTACACCGGAGACGAAGCCCTCTTTATCAGCATCATGCATGGCAAACGACTGACCACTCGAGCAGTCGAACGCATCCTAAAAGAATATTGCAGGAAGGCCCACCTCGATCCGACTCTCATCAAGCCCCACGGATTCCGTCACGGATGGGGAATGAGAGCCGTCGACGCTGAAATGTATCCGCCATATCTGCAGGCACACATGGGGCATGCTCACCTTGCAAGCTCGCAAATCTACTACAACGTCCGCAACCACGCAGTCGAACGCGAATATCACGCAAAGATCGGCGACAACTGCACTGAAGGATTAAAAGAACGCATGCCACAGAAAGCTGCCGTGCTTCCATCGTTCGTCGCGACAGTGCCGGAAGTTGAACACGCGTGA